GCAGGACCAGCAGCAGGACCAGCAGCAGGACCAGCAGGGTGTTGAGTTTGTGGTGATGGTGCGCGATGAGCCTGAATTCCCCGGCGGCCCGCTGAGCGCTGAGGTTCACCCTGACGAGGTGGATAACTGGCTGGCGCTGGACTGGCGTCTGGAGGACTAACCATGCTGGTTGCCGATCCTCATTCGCCTGACTTCAACAGCTAGGCCAGCGTTATTGACCTGCGCACGTTCGCGGCGGGGTGCGGATATGCCGTTCCTTCGGATGATGGCAAATGTAGCCAGATGCTGATGCAGGCAATGGACTATCTGGAAGGCAAGACATGGCGCGGCGAGCGCTCCAGTGCATCACAGCCGCTATCGTGGCCGCGTGCGGGCGTGCGCTTCGACGGCGTTGACCTGCCAGATGACACCATCCCACAGCGCCTGGTTGATGCGCAGTGCCGCCTGGCTCTCGAATCGCAGGAGATTGATCTCACGCCGTCGGTCGCTGGTGGTGGTGCGGTAACGATGGAGCGCGTAGAGGGCGCAGTCACGGTCCAGTACGATCCAGGTACGAATAAGGCGGCACCGTCATTCCCCTGGTTCTACTCCTCGTTGCGTGGGCTGGTGGTGGGCGGCAATCAGATCCGCATCGAAAGGGGGTGATATGCCAGTCGACTACCGGCGTATGCGAAACACCGCAACGCGACTGCTGACCGAGAACGGGAAAGCTTATCCGCTTACCCGCGGTGGCGGCACTACCCGCGATCAGTCCGGCAGAGAGGTAACCAGCCCGGCTATTACTGCGACCGTCACTGGCGTTGTCACTGAATACTCCTCTCGTGAAATAGATGGCTCTCTGATTACTACTGGCGATAAAAAGCTGGCGGCCACAGCCGAAACGGAAGTGCGTATTGACGACCGCATCGAGATCGACGGTAAAGCATGGCGGGTGGTGCAGCCTAATCCGGTTAAGCCTGCCGATGTACTCATCTCATACAACATCCAGCTGAGGGCGTGACTATGGCCAGCTCTGTTAATCAGCCGTTCCTGGCTGCCATTCAGTTATTTGTGGATAGTTCGAAGCAGGAGATGGATCAGGTAGTGCGCCGGACGGGCATTAAAATCCTCGCTCAACTGGTTGAGATGTCCCCGGTGGGCCAGCCGGATATCTGGCAGGTCAACCAGACCGCGACGGCGTACAACACTGCGGTGCGGGAGCATAACGCGGCCCTTCGCGATGACCCTGCCAACCTGACCAAATCGGGACGGCTTAAGCGAGGTCTGCGCGTAAATGACTCGATGGACATCAAAAAGCCTGAGGGCTATGTCGGCGGGCGCTTCAAAAACAACTGGTATGTGGGTTTCGACAGCCAGCCTACTCAGTCCAACGATACACCGGATGCTTCCGGCCAGGGTTCAAACTCCCGAGGCATGGCGGTGCTCGAGGTGTTCAGGGTGGGCCAGGTCAGCTCGATTTACTTCACCAATAATCTGCCTTATGCGGCAGCGCTTGAGAACGGGCACTCTGGTCAGGCGCCCGGCGGCATGGTGGGTATCACTGCGCTGGATGCCGCGCAAATGTTCCGTGAGGCAATGAGCGAGGTGCGCAATGGCCAGTGACCAGTCAATGCGCATCGCTGGCCTGCTGGAGAGCCGTGTTGCGGTTATCTGCTCGTCACTTGGCCTGCCGGTGGCCTGGCCGAATATCGCGTTTACTCCCCCGGATAATGCGCCATACGGGCGCGTTTACATCCTGCCTGCGCAGACCGTCGGGCAGGATCTGGAAGGCCATCTGCGTACGTACCAGGGCATTCTCCAGCTCAACATCATTGCGCCAGCAGGCAGCGGCGTGACGCAGGCCAGGGGGCTGGCAACGTCTGTCGCAGATGCCTTCCCCGAAGGACTGCCGCTGGTGGACGGGGATTTGACGGTTTACATCAACGGGCCACCGCAGGTACGTCCACCGATACAGGATCGCCCGACATCAGCACCAAACGGCAGTAGCGGCTCCATCACTTACACCACTCCCGTCAGCATGCAGTACCGCGCTGATTACTGACCCGCCAACCGGCGGGTTTTTTGTTTCCTCAATTCAGGAGAATGCAATGGCATTCGCAATCCCTAACGGGTCACGTGTGAACGTGGCCAAGGCCTATCTTGCGCCGATTGTCTTTACAGCAGCCTCCAACGCGACGGAATGCGAACTGACCGTTGCCTCCGCTGTCGGGATCCTTGCGGGCGATGTCGTCCAGGTAAGCTCTGGCTGGCTCAAACTCGATAATATGGTGCTGCGCGTTAAATCGGTGACCGGCACCAAAATTGTGCTGGAAGCGTTTGATACCACCGATACCAAGAAATTCCCGGCGGGCACCGGCGCAGGCACACTGCGCAAAATCGACTCGTGGATCACCATGCCTCAGGTCATGACGCTCTCTACCGAAGGCGGCGACCAGCAGACCATCAGTGTCCAGTTCCTGGAAGATGATAAGGCCCGTACCATCCCGACGTTTAAAAATGCCGTGGTTCAGGTCTATACGTTCGCCCACGACCCGCAACTGGCGATTTACAAGCGCCTCATCGACTTGGACGACTCCAGCGACACCACGGCGGTCTGGTTCCACAACCCTCGCGGGAAAGCGGATCGTTACTACTCTGCCAAAGTTTCGTTCCAGCGCGTGCCACGTACCGAAATCAACGCCGTGGAAAGCAACGAAGCGCGCATGAACTTCGAATCGGATATGCAGATTTACCCGATCGCCGACTCCTCTGCTATGCCGCTGGCCTTCCTGACTGACCTGCCTGCAACCAAATCGGTCGATTCTGGTTCTGCGCTGGATCTGGCGGTGGTCATGCAGGGCGGTTCCGCGCCTTACACGTACGTGTGGAAGAAAGGCGGTACCGCTATCCCGGGCAAAACGGCTTCGACGTTCAACATCCCGTCTGTGGCATCCGGCGATGCTGGCTCTTACACCTGCGAAGTCACCGACGCCGCGGGCAAGACCATCACCTCTGGCGCGTGTGTCGTCACGGTCAGCTAACCACTCTGGCCCGGTTCGCCGGGCTTGTTCTAAATACCTACGCACAAAGGTATTGCGGCGGGTATTCGCGGAGTGCCTGTTAAAGTGCTTTCGAATATACTCATCCAAAAAAAAGAGAGGTATTTATGGATGAGAAAGTGATGGCATTGGCAACGCTCAAGGCTGCTCAGGATGCTGCTAGCTGGGCATTTTGGTCAATGATAGGGACATGGGTTGCGGGGATAGCGACTTTTTTGGCAGTGTGTGTTTCTTTGCATCTGGGCTTAAAAAAGCCTAAGGCACATATCAATTGCCGAGTTAATGTCGGTATAACTTGGCAAGGACCTTATCAAAAGAAAGGGGTGTCGATTGTTATTACAAACCTTGCGCTTCATACCGTAAAAGTTACATCTATAAATTGGACATACAAAAAAGATATTACATTTTATCAACCTTTTTACTCACCATTATCAATGCAACTGCCTCAAAAATTAGATTATGGAGAGCAGGCAAATTTTTGGATAGACATTGATGGCAACTCTGAATGGATTGAAAAAAATAGCATTGGGTTTAAAAGAGCAAAGTGCCAACCCCAAAGATTTTAGATGCGTAGTCAGTGTTACAACTGGAGAAAGCTTCACGTTTGAAATCGAAAAATCTTTGATGGATAAAATAACGAGTAGTTACCAACAAATTTCAGAAGCTGAAAGCCACTAAATACAATTTGGCTTTTTTGTGTATGTAGCACATATACCATTATCCAATCTAAGACCCGTTCCGGCGGGTTTTTCATTTTCAAGGAACCGAAATGACCCAGTTCACCCTGATCCCAAACCCGACCTTTCCCGCCACTGCCAGCATTCCGCGCGCCGGTGCTGAAGACGGCAAGCTGACCTTTACCTTCCGCCATAAGACGCTCGAAGAGCTGCACGCCATGGATGAGAAGCTGCGCAAAGGCGCCGAAGGCAAAAAGTCCCTTATCGAGCCACAGGCTGATTACCTGATGGAGATCGTTGATGGCTGGGCACTGCCTGACGAGTTCAACCGCGATAACGTGGTGGTCCTCCTGCAGAACTACCCGCGCGCGTTCGACAACATCGGCCTGGCCTATACCAAAGAGCTGATGGGTATCCGCGAAAAAAACTGAGGCAGGTCGCCGCAGCGTTGTACACGCCAGGACCGACTCTCGCGGAGTTAGCCGCTTTTGGTTTGACGCCTGAGGACGTGGAGGAAGAGGTGGGGATCCTGCCGTCGGTATGGAAATCATTCACCATCTTCTCTGCACTGGCGACTCAATGGCGCGTTGGCGCGGGCGGGGCGACCGGCCTTGATTACAACGTTCTCCCCTGGGTATTTGAGTTACATGGGGTTGATGATGCGGCGGCCTGCATGGCTGACCTTCAGATTATGGAAAGCGAGGCTCTCAAAGTAATGCATAAGGAGACGAAATAATGACAGACCAGATCGCCTCGATTACTTTGCGGGCCGATGTTTCTGACCTGAAAACTGCCAGCAATGAGCTGGATAAACTCGGTGAAGCCGCGGCAGGTGCCGTCGGCAAAGCTGATGACCTTAACAGCGTTTTCCGCGCTGGTGCTGAGTCTGCAAAGCAGGGCAGCGAAGGCATCAAGGAGCAACAGGCTGCGCTGAAAGGCCTGCTTGAGAATATCGATCCGGTAAACAAGGCGCTGAACCGGCTGGACGAGCAGCAGGCCGCGCTGCGTAACTTCCAGACCAAAGGCTTTCTGGATACCGATGATTTTCAGCACTACAACAAAATCCTGGACGATACCCGGCTTAAGCTGACGGATACCGGCGAAGCAGCTGCGCGTGCCCAGGCAGAACTCGCGGCCACTCAGGCGGCAGAGAAGCAATCAGCCGCGCTGAAGAACCTGCTGGGTTCAATCGACCCGACGATCCGCGCATTCAACTCGCTGGACGAGCAGCATGCGCAACTGGTGGCACACTTCGAAGCGGGGCGCATTAACGGCACCCAGTTCGAGCATTTCAACACCATCCTCAACCAGACGCGTGAACGGCTCTCTGGCGTGGCTGACGTGCTGCCTGAGGCGCTATCCCGACAGGAGGCCGCTGCACGCCGCGCTGGAATTTCTGTGGGGCAGTACAGTGCTGCGCTGCGCACGCTCCCGGCGCAGTTTACCGATATTGCTACTCAACTGGCAGGTGGACAATCCCCATTCCTGATCCTGCTACAGCAGGGTGGGCAGATTAAGGATTCCTTCGGGGGCCTCGGTCCAATGCTCCAGGCTCTGAGGGATGCATTATTTGGCTTTAACGAAGAAAGCAGAGAGACCGCTGAATCGGCAACAAACATCAGTGATGCTGCTGAAGGTCTTAATAACACGAGTGAGGCAGCGGAGAAACTGGGGCGGGCGGGTGGCCTGCTAAATACCTTTAACCTTGCTATTGCGGGTTCTGTAGCCGTTCTGGCTGTTCTGGCGGGAGCTGCATATAGCTCATCCCAGCAGTTCGACAATGTTGCCAGATCGCTCATTTTGATGGGAGGGGCTGGCTTCTCATCAATGCAGCAATTGAATGATGCAGCAAAAGATGTTGCAGAAAATGCTGGCGCGTCCCTGGCTGATTCTGTTGATACCCTGGTACAACTTAATGACACCGGGAAGTATACCGCCGACCAGATGACTAAAATCGCCAAATCCATTATGGCTATGGGCGATGCTGGCCTAGATACGAAGGCTGCGCTGGCGGACTTTTCACGGCTGGCAAGCGATCCTATTAAGGCGCTGGCAAGCCTTAATCAGCAATATGGCTTTGTTGATGAAGCTATGATGAAGCACATCATCACCCTTGAAAAAGCTAAGGGCAAAACAGCAGCTGCAAACGAAGCGATAACGTTGTTTGCCAGCACCATGGAGGACCGTAGCAATAAAATTGTTGAGGCCACCGATAATATCGGGCAAGCGTGGAACGGGCTAAAAGCCTCCACTTCCGACATTTTCGGCCAAATCGGGATTACAGTTCGGGCCTGGGGCAATCAAATCATTGATATCTTCAAATTGCTGAAAGCATCCATCAATGATTTGTTTCTGAATCTCACCTCGCTTGACGCTAAATTCACCGGAACAGTTGCCGGATGGGCTGAAAAAATTCCTGGTGGTGGTGCGCTGGCAAATTTCCTCGGCATGGATGTCGAGGCGATGAAAAAGGCTGGGGCTGAAGCTGACAAAGAAATCGAAGCCAATAAAAAACGCTACAATGAACTCTGGAAACGGATCTCCGCACCAAACGCGCAAGCTAATTACGAGGCTGAAGCGCGAGGAACCTCGGTCAAGGGTGAAGGGGGTACAAGTCGCGAATCGAGAGACGCAGTCTCGAAACTTACCCAGGACTCTATCAAAAAGACCAAAGAGGCAAGAGCCACGCTGGATGCTGGCGATCGCACCCTGGAAAACTACCGCGCCCAGACCAGAACCCTAACGGAAACGCTCGAAACGCTGCGTCAGACGGGAGATATTCACGCCAAAAATACCGAGTTCAGCAAACAGCAATCCCATTTTGCCGAGCTGGACGAGGCTGCTAAGTCTCGCGCTCTGAGCGCCCAGGAGAAATCTCTTCTATCGAACCGTGAGGCCATTCTCAACGCCGCCAAAGTTGTGGATCAGAAAAATAAGGAAGTTGAGGCCCAGCAGAAAATTAACGGGCTGGCGCAGCAGGCAACAAAATTCGCCGAGCAGCAGGCTGCGAAACGCGCGGAAATAGCTGCGGCAGCCGAGGGGATTTCTACTCGAGAGGCCGAACGACTGGCTACTCTGCAGCGAATAACTGATGCTTACGCTGATAATCTTTCTGCTCAAAAGGAAGTGTTGGCCCAGCAGCGCCAAACCTACAAAGAAGAGGATGAGCTTAGGTCTAACTGGCTTGCTGGAGTCAAACAAGGATGGGCCGATTATGTTGATGAAGCGACAAATGCTTACGATGCTGTAAA